ACCTTTGCAGCATCCAGTATTATCTGCGCTTTTGGCTTGGCATCTGCCGCACCTCGCTCGCCGTATCGGCACTTAGAATTATGCGGTATTGCCCTAAACACAGTATAAGAAGAAACGGAGTGCCAGCCCCATGCCAAACCTGACGGACCTTTCCACCATTCGTGATGTGTGCGCACGGCACGACTTTGCACTTTCCAAGGGGTTCGGCCAAAACTTTATCATCAACCCCGGCATCTGCCCCCGCATTGCGGAAGCCGCCGGCATTGGCCCCGGCTGGGGTGCGCTGGAAGTCGGCCCCGGCATCGGTGTGCTGACAGAACAGCTGTGCAAACGCGCGGATAAGGTAGTTTCGATCGAAGTGGACAAGCGCCTGCCGCCGATCCTGGCCGAGACAATGGCCGAGTACGAGAACTTTAAGCTGGTGCTGGAAGATGTGCTGAAAGTGGACCTGCGCACCCTACTGGCGGAAGAATTTGGTGATAAGCCCGTTGCCGTCTGCGCCAATCTGCCGTATTACATCACCAGCCCCATTCTGATGCGTTTATTGGAAGAAAAACTGCCCATCCGCAACATTACCGTCATGGTGCAGAAAGAGGCTGCACAGCGCCTGTGTGCCGCCCCTGGCACGCGTGAGGCGGGGGCAATCAGCTATGCGGTGGCTTATTACGCCAAACCCAAGCTGCTGTTTACTGTGCAGCCGGGCAGCTTTTACCCTGCCCCCAAAGTGACCAGCGCGGTCATCCAGCTGGATGTCCACACCACACCACCTGTTACCCCGCCCAACGGGGACGAAGCCGGGCTGTTCCGCCTGATCCGGGCAGCATTTTCTCAGCGGCGCAAGACCGCGGCCAATGCCGTGGCGAACGGCCTGGGCATCTCCAAAGCTAAAGTGAACGCTGCATTGCAGGCCGCCGGGTTGGATATCCGCCTGCGCCCGGAGCAGCTGACGCTGGAAGATTACTGCGCGCTGCAGGCCGCCCTGGCCGCGGCAGAATAAGCGCCGTTCGGAGCGCTACTGCCCCATAATTCGGCATTGACAAGGTGCCGTAACATGTGCTAGAATACTTAGGTATTCCTAAGGTATATCTGAAAACAAAGAAAATGACGGATATTTCGCAAACACAAGCAGGATTTAAGGCTCTTTCACGCAAAATCCGGCTACGTTTGTAGAAATAGACGATATGTTCAACTTTTCAGATACAACCTAAGGATTTCTTAGCCGTGCTGGCGTAGCTCAATTGGCAGAGCAGCTGATTTGTAATCAGCAGGTTGCAGGTTCGATTCCTGTCGCCAGCTCCATAGAAAAAACCGCATCATAAGGCTAAAATGGCCGATGTGATGCGGTTTTTATTGTGCTGATAACTGCTAGGAACTGCTGAAAAATGCTGGAATCTGGGTCGTGTAAAGGTCGTATTTGTTCAAAAAGGTCGTAGAAAAGTCGTGTGAATTTGAGCGTGTTAGATAGATTTACATAAAAAATAAGCGGCGGGCAATCCCTGAAAAGAGGGAAAGCCCGCCGCTTTAATTATGGATTATTTAACTTGCCGGTAACTTGCCGGTAACTTGCCAGTCAGTTGCCTTTGCCGATCTGCTTAATAACCTGATCCGCACCGGTAGCCGCAAGGCCGGAAACAATGCCCACGGCAAGCGCGGTCAGCGGATCAGTGGCGGGAAAGTCCGGCACGTTGATGTACATGGCGGCCACCCCCAGCAGGCCGCCAAGGGCACCACAGATGGACGGCAGCCACTTATTTGCCAGTGGGGTCTGCTTGACAGCCGTTGCGGCCAGGTAGCAGATGACGGTGATGCAGGCAACGCTTGCGATGCCAAAGGATGCAATATCCATGATTTTTCCTCCTATGTCTCTGTGTGTGATTTTCAAGCAGTTTTGTTTTCCAGGTCCGCGATCCGGTGGTTTGCCACACGCAGCTGCTCTTCCAGCACCGGCACCCGCTGGGCAAAGTTATTGTGAGCGCGGACTTCGCGGGTCAGCTCCTCCAAGCGGGCATCCGTGACCGCCTGGGCCGTTATCATCCGCTGTTCGGTACGGCGGGCAGCCATCATGTTGGTGATAACCACCCCCAGCAGGCTCAGCCCGCCGGTGATCAGGGCAACGATGATAGCATCCATGCTCATACCTCCACGATAGGGATGCCGTACTGGGTAGCGGCATCATGCTCAATACGGCACCCGCGATAGTCCTGCCAGCCAGGGGCGAACACCGCAAAATCAGCGGTGCCCAGCAGCTTGAGGCTTTCGCCCAGATACCACAGCGGCGTTGCGTCAGCCGGTGCGCCCTCGAAAAAGGATTCAATGACCTCAACCTCGTCATGGGTTTTCGTGCACACATCAGCAATCAAAACCTTGCGTTCCTTGATAATTTCTTCGTTCGTTTTGCCGCGCATCGGCTGGGAGATAAACAATTTTTTCATACCTTTACTCCACATACTCAGCTTTATACAGCCCTGCATCAATCAGCTGCAGCTCTGCGCACTTGCGCATGATGTACCAGGCGTCGCCGCTGGATACCGGTCCAACGTCCAGCATCCACTGGTTGCCAGCTGTACAGGTTTCGCGGTACAGACCGGCGGAGATAAGCCCCAGCCCCTCGCACAGGGCGCGGATGGTTGCGCGGTCTCCGCTGGAGATACGGCCAATAGTAATCCGCTGCTTGTCCAGCTTGTTGGGGGTGGTATCCTCCGGTGTGGGCGCGGTGTGGCCCTGCAGGCCCGCCTGGATCATCAACTGCTCATAGTCCTTGTAGACCCGGTTGCAGTCCAGGCTGGCGCCGTAGCCGGGCACGCCCAGCGCGTTGCGGCTGGAATACTGCCAGATGCCATAGGGCAGGGGACAGGTGCACTTGCTGCTGTACTGCGCTACCCAAATATCATATTTGGAGAGTACCTCGTAGTCCAACCGGTTGCGGATAAAATCGCAGCTGGCATACAGGATGCCGTAGTACCCTGCGGCCTCAATTTCAGACAAAAAGGCCAGGACAAGTGCCGTGCGCTGGGCATTGGTCAGACGCAAGATACACGGCTCATACTCAATGTCATACGCCACCGGCAGGCACAGGTGCTTGCCCTTGATCGCGGCCAGGCAGCAGCGGGCCTCCTGGCGTGCCTCCGCCGGGGTGCTGGCATAGCTGTACCAGTACACGCCGTACTGGATGCCCAGGCGGGTGCACTCAGCGGCGTTGCGCTCAAACTGGGGGTCAACCTGACTGCTGTAACGGCCATACCCGGCGCGCAGCATGGCGTGGCGGATGCCCTTGTCATACGCCGCCTGCCAATCAAATTTGCCTTGGTGTTTGCTTACGTCAATAGCATAATTCATGTATTCCACTTCCTTTGCGTGTCGTACGCTGCTGTAACTGCCCAGCTTGACCGCACTGCTGGCCGTGCTAAAATCGTTGTCCAGCCAGTTCAGCGGGTTGGTGCGCTGGCCTTTCCAGCGCACTTCAAAATGCAGGTGTGCTCCATAGCAGTTGCCGGTATCGCCGCTGTAGCCGATCAGCTGCCCCTCCTGCACCTGCTGTCCCTGCGCCACGCAAAGCTTGCTCAGGTGGGCGTACAGCGTTTCCAACGTGCCGTACTTGTATGTAGCGTGGCGCAGCTTGACCATGTTGCCGTAGCTGTTGATGTCCCCCTGGGTGCGGTGGCCATTCCAGCGGTAGGCCGTCTCCACCGTGCCACCCTCTGCGGCGTATACCGGCGTGCCTACCGCCGCGCGGAAGTCCAGCGCCCGGTGCAGGCTGCCGTCATTGTAGAGCCAGCCTGCGGTGATAATGTGTTGGGCCAGGGGCCAATGCAGCAGGGCTTCTTCATTCTTCAGCCGCATTTTTATCCTCCTTATTTTGTCCTCTTCCATATCCATACCGATAAATAAGGCGGCATGTTGTTGTGGGCTGCCCAGGAACCGCCGGAGGCGACTGTTACGGTTTTGGATTCCCAGTTCGGAATACCCCAGCCACTTGATTGCGTTTGGACATACGCATCCGCAGAGCTTCCGGTTTTGGAGCGTATTACGTTGCTTCCGTTGGCCACAGACAGCGAATAATCCGGTAGCTCGCTTTGTGTAAGCTTATGGGTGAATTCGCCCCCAGTGCTACCTGCGGGATAACTGCTGGAAGCAGCAAACAGGAAAGTATCAGATATTCTTTCCCACGTGCCACCAAATAGATTTGCCGGGCTTGTACTGTTTACGCTCATGTAAATGCTGCCAATCGGCCAGGCCGCAAGTTTTGCTTCCGCGATGGCTGCAAATACCGCTGCTGGTGTTGCTGCAATTCCTCCGCTGGTTGAACTGATTGAACTGGTCGAATCACTCAATTTCACACCGCCCAAAGTCGAAGCATTACCTGTCGGCAGTGTGTATTTGGTGTCAGTTGTCGGCGGTGTGTATCCCAAAGCACTTGTCACGTTCGCCTTTGTCAAACTAATCGTGCCGGAATTCTCCGTAATGTTACTCCCGATTTTTACACCACCCAAAGTCCAAGCACTTGCGGTTGGCAGTGTGTACTTGGTATCAGTAGTCGGTGGCGTATAACCCAGTGCATTTGTCACGTTAGTCTTACTAATGCTGATCGTGCCGCTGTTCACTGTAATATTGCTGCCAATCTTTACGCCACCCAGGGTTGAACTGGTAGCGGCAGGCAGCGTATGGGTACCGGAGGAGGCCGGTGTCATATAGATCTGGTTGCTGTTCAGCGTTCCTTCACTCTTAGCATTATCATACTGGGCTTGCGTCAGGTAGTTGATCACCAGGCTGTCCAGCTTTGTATCAGTGGCCATAATCATATACCTCTCGTTACAATCGCGCTGATTGCGGATAGTCCACTCGGCAGCCCAGTCAGTTTTCCGTTGCTGATGCTTAGGCTCAGGTTGGTGCTGCTTGGGCCGCCGTATATGGCGCTCTTGTGGTACTTGTCGCCCTCAAACGCGACCAGGCTCGTAGTCTGCCCGCCCCAGCCGCCGGAACTGGTTATGGTGCCATAGCCCCAAATCTTAATGGTTCCGCTGGCGGTCTTAAAACTCACGCTGGGGTTGGTGTCCGTAATGGCATAAGCCTCCACATTGTTATTGCCATTGCCGCCGGAACTCCCGCCGGCGGCATAAGTTCCTGTCACACCAAAAATGTTCACACCGCTCTTAATGTTCCCGGCCACCAGGTTTGCATCGCCCTTGATTGTCTGTGTCCCGCTCAGGTATTGCCCAGATGCAATGCTCTGATCGGTTGTCTTCGGGGTGTAAGTTGCTGCGCTTTTTTTGGTCACATCACTGCCAATATAAGTGCTCGATATCGCATTCACGGTCACTTTGCTCAGTCCGTCATATCCGCTGTCCGGGCTTACCGTCTGGGTGCTTTCACTGGGACTGACTGTTTTGCTCTGCAATTTTACGTCGCTGGAACCACCACTCACAAAGCCGCCCTGCATGTCAACGGCATTGCTGCCTAAATACACACCCATGCAACTGTCACCACCTTCTGAGCGTAACGTTTGTCGCGCCAACGCTGGCTGCCGTTATGTCAATGGTTTTTGCGCTGCTGCCGTCCCATGCGCCCTGACTGGTTCCGTTCAGTTTGATGGTCAGGCTGCTATTTAGTTTTTCGGCGCTCGTTGCGGAGCCGCCTGCGTTGTTGGAACCGGCATAGTTTGTGGTTCCGGTGACTTTAGCCCCTGTGGCACTGTGGGCAATTACCCCTTTCGGCAGGTCGGCAGCCCGCACCGTATCGCCGGTCAGGTCGAGGACAACGGCATCATTGATAACAACCTTGTTTACGGCCATGCTCAGCCTCCGATCGTCAACGTCTGGCCGCCAGCCGCATTATCAACGTATGTGGCCGGGATCGCCTGCACAGTAACTTGAGACAGGCAGTTATACGCTTTGTCGGGCAGCACAACCTGCTGCTCAAAGGTCGGCGTAACGCTCTTGGCCTGCGGCTTCATACCTTCGCTTCCGCTCATAGAGCCTTTCACGCCCAGGACCGTAACGCCCTCGCGGATATTTGTGGGCACCAGCTTGGCCTGTTCGGTCGCTGCGATGGTCACCCCGCCTGCGCCATCGTGGAAGCCCATGGGGATGGTGTACTTACCAGAAACGGTGCTGATTTCACCGTTGACTTCGCCGTTGTTGGGCATCGTGCCGGTCATTTTAGCGCCACGCGCGTAGAATGTTTTCCCGTTCAAAACCTCCGCCACAGCTGCGGTGGCATCGCTGGTATCCGCGTCTTTCGTGCTGGTACCGGTAATAGGGGCGCCGGACTTGTCGTGTGCCGTGATACCTTTTGCCAGCTTGTCCGGGGTAATGGTATCTGCGGTAAGGTCAAGTTTCGTTTCCTTGCCGATAACAACCTTGTTTACGTATTTATTGGGCATTGTAGTATTCATCTCCTATAATCAGTGTGTAGCCGCTTGAATCGTTGGATACCTCGTACTGAGGTATCTTGCGGATTGTCACGTCTTTCTGCATCAGTTTTTTCGCCGTGAGCAAAACCTGCGCCGTAAACAACGGCGTGATGTCATATGGCCCGCTATACTCCGGCGCACTAACCACTGCGGTGCCGGTCACGTCCACCCGCACGGGTGCCGCTCCGGCAATGCGCACCGATACGGCGCTCTGTTGGGCCACTCGCACCTGGATCATGCACCATCAACCTCCTGGAATAAGGTCGGGCTCATTTTGAGCGCCAGAATCTCCGTCTGCGGCTGGTCAGTGCTGTCACGCAACGTGATGCGGGTGTCCATGTACAGCGTCTCGCCGCCCAGGAATCTGTACGTTTCTTCCCGCGTCCAGGGGATAAGGATGATGTTCTGCCCCGCTTGCCGGGTGCAGTCATCCGGCCAGACGTTGGTTTTAATGGCCGGGAAGCCTTTGCAGCTCTTCTGTTTGAACACAAATTCGATCCGGCTTACCTCGTCCAGGCTCATGCCGATTTCAACCGGCAGCGCAAATTGCGTTCCCTGTTTCATTCGTTTTTCTCCTCAGCGCCTTAATTCGGCATTTTTTCTTCCTCTGTTTTCGGAGTTTCGATGTTTGCCGCCGCTGCTTCTTCCGCTGCCATGTTCTCGCGCACGGCATTCAAAACGTTCTCCAAAATCAACTCCGTCACGGCAAACGGCAGCTTTGCCTCGTTAATTGCAGCAATAACTTTGCGTTTGCACTCTTTAATGCGTTTGTTGTCAGTCATGGGGCATCCTCCTTACAGCCGCGCGTTCACGGCGTTTTTCAGTGTGCTGATTGCGGCCAGAACTTCCTCATCAAGGGCCACAAAAGACCCCCGGTTGTTCTGGCTGGTGATGTTGCCGCTGTTGTCCAGCTCCATGTAGGTGTAGCTCACTCGTTCGCCTTCGGCGGTCGTAACGACCGCCACTCCAGATAATTTCTTCATGTTAATCCCTCCGATTCATCCAATAGTATGTCTGCGGTTTCATCTGCTCCGGTGTCCATAGCCAACAGGTCAGCTGCGGCATCGGTGCTGGCCTCCTGCGCTCTTGCGGCGGTGCTGGCTGCCAGCTCAACGCCTGCCGGATCACCGGCGGGATAGCTGCTGTCGCTGCGGTCGGCGTAGCTGCCTTCATAGCCGCGCTGTGCGGCCATAGCCAGCCACGAAAATTTCTGCCCCGGTGCGCCGTGTACAATGGCGTACTGGCCGCAATCCTCCGCCCACAAATGGCCGGTGCCGTCAAGGTCAGTCAGCAGCCAGGCGGGCTGCCCGTACTGGGCGATGGTCTCCGCATAGCGTGGGTCAAGGGCAATTAGGCACCAGCCGTCTGGGCTGCACCGGCCCTTACCCCAGTCCGCAAAGGTCGGCACGGGGGTCTCGAACGCGGCCATTTTGACCGCGCCGAAGCTGGTAGACACCACGCGGGATTTGCTGCCCCAAACGTCCAGATTGTGTACATTCAGCTTGCCGGAGACACCCACCCGGGTCGTGTTAAAATCGGCGTCGCTGTCATCGCTGCGGTTGTAGGTGATCTGCATCCCAACGTAAGATGTCGGGTTGAGGCCGTCAACCCAGCCGTACTTGGCGTACTTGCTGCACGCCCCAATGTAGGAGCTGCCAGCCTCAGAGTACAGCACGCCGGTCAGGCCGATACTGCCGGTGTTGATGGTTGCATACCAGGCAATGTGCCGATTGTCCAGAAACACGCGCTCACCGGCCTCGGTGCCCATGCGAATCCAGGCGTTATCCAGGTCGTACACGGTGGTGTAGTTCAGATTGTGTAGCTGTCCGGTGGTAATGTTGCCGCCGTTGATGATTGTCTTGTCCTGGTTCCATGTGCTGAGGTCGGAAAATGTCACCACGCCGGATAGGTTGATCTGTGCGCTGGTGATCTCTGTTCCGCTCGCTGTCAGCTTGATGGTGCTGCTGGTTCCGCTTGTGCTGGCCGTCAGCTTAATTTCGTTCACCGTCTGTTTGATCTCGGTTTTGGTTTCGTTGGCGGTCAGATAGTCGCCGGTGCTGGCCGTCCAGGCAGTGGGGGCGTTGCCCATCTGCACCATGGGGTGCATGATGGTCAGATCGTTGGTAACGGTGGCGAGGTTGTTGGCGGTGCTTACAAACAGACCGTCCGCATAGCCGTCCGCGGTCGCCGTGAACGCCGCCCAGCGCAGCTTCCATCCGTTGTCCAGCTCAATGTCCTGCTTCGCATCTTTGAATGCATTGCCGTAATAACTTTTTGTGCCGCTGGAAGATTTTGTTTCAAATTGCAGGAACAGACTGTCTGTGCCTGAATTGAGCTTGTACAGCACGGAGGCGCAATAGGTCATGCCTTTTGCAATAACCAGTGACTTATCCGCACCAAAGTGGAAGCGGGTGTTCCGCGCCTTATTGGTCACTCGAACGGATTCACCGCTGATCGTGTATGTTCCTTTTTTGCTCAGGTCATTGCCGCCTGCATCCAGGGTCGCATTGTTCCAGTCGTCGGTGCCCACAATAATATTGTTGCCGCCGGTGATCCGCTGCGTTACCGTCTGGGTGATGCTGTCGGCTTTCTGGTCAATCGCGGATACTGATTCTTTAACGGTTTTGAATTCCCGCTTTGTGCTGTCCAGGTCGTTGGAAATGGTTGTGGTTGTCTCTTCCAGACTGCTGACCTTTGTGCTGATGCTATCCGCCTTTTGGCTGATGCTGGAGACATCCTTTTTCAGACTTTCCACCGTTGCTGTGGTGGCATAATCCTGCAATTTTCTGTCAACCGCATCGTTGGCGGCGCTGGTGGCGGTATCCTTTACGTTGGCCGTCACCGTTTCGGTCACTGACTTGGTGACCTCGGTTTTGATCTCGTCAGCGGTCTGCGAAAATAAGCTTTTTGCGCTTTCCTGCGTCAGGTAGTCGCCGCTGCTGGCATTCCACGCGGTCGGCGCGTTGCCGTATTGCAGCATGGGGTGCAGCAGCGAAAACTTGTTGGTGTAGTTGCCGGTACCAGCGTGGGTGGTACCACTGCCCATATCCACCAGCTTTAAGGTGGCGTTGTCCGGTGGCGTCCACAGGCCATACCGCAGTACCCAGCCGTCCGTCTGCTCAATCTCCAGCTGATCAGTTGGCTTAATGGTTGCCCAGCTCTGGCTGGTGGAGTACCCCGCCGTGTAAGCGATTTCCATACAGAACTCATCCGCACCAGAAACGGGTTTGTACATAACAGACAGGCACAATGTCACGCCTTTTGCCACATACGCACCCACCGTTGTCCAGCGAAAATATCGGTTGGAGTTGGTGTTGGCCATGGTCGCCCCGCCGGTTAGTTCATAGGTAATAGAACTGCCGTCGCCGGTATTGCCTTTCAGTTCAGCGTTCTTGAAGCTCTCACTGCCCAGGATCAGGTTGCCGCCGCCGGTGATTTTGATGTCTTTTTTCACCTCCGCCGAAAGCCCGTCCACCGTTGCTTTCAGGTCGGTGTACTTGCCGGTCAGGTCGCTGGCCTTTACTTCCAGGCCGTCCACGCTGGTCTTGATCTCCAGCATCTTGCCGGTCAGGTTCTTGTAGCTCTGCTCATTTACGGCTGCGGTTCCGTCCCGTGTGGCGTTGCCGGTGGATTCCAGCGTGACCTGCTGACCGGATATTTTCCGGGTCATGATATAGGAGCTCAGCACGTTTCCGCGGGCATCAGTGACAGATACAATGTTTCCAGGCGCGGGCAGGGGGAAATCCGCCGGGACGGTTACTTTGAGTGGTGTGTAGGTCACGCCCTGCATCGTTTCAAATATCGCCTGCGCGACCGGCTTCAGTGCTTCCGCAGTGGCGGATGTCAGCAGCAGGTTGCCCTGGATAACCAAGGCATTTGGTCCACTCTCATCGGATGGATACAGCACACCTACGTCGTCATCGCTCTGCCGGATCTGTACTTTGACGACTGGAGCGGTCTGAAACTTGTCATGCGACAGACCGTCCCTTATGTATACGGTTGGCCCGATGCTCTGCGATGTGTAATCTGTGTACCAGGCAAATTCGATTTTTCCGTCCGGTGTAGCCCGCAAGAATGTGCAGGATGCTTCGGCTACCCAGGCAAGCAGCTGGCGACCGGTCAGATTGTCAGCGTAAAAAGCCTGTACCAGATAGGTTCCATTGCGGGGCAGGGAGTTGTTGGCAATGGTTACGCCGCACCGCTGTGCTACAAGTCCCGCAAATGCCCACAGTGTCATCGGAAACTGATCCTGAATGGATCGCAGCCAGGTAGACTGTACGCTATCAAGCCGGGATACAGCGTCATAAGCGTATACTTTATAGGTGTTGCGGGTCTGGCTGGTAGGTTTAACTGCCCAGTAGGTGCCCGCCAGGGTTCGATGGCCGGATGTCTCCCGGTAGTGGGTCAGCCGGGTCCCGGATGTGATCGGAAGATCCGTTCCCGGTTCCACCCAGATGGTGATTTCCAGCTTATTGGAGCAGGCTGCGCCAGGGCACAGGTCTGTGGTTTTGGATACTGTCTCGGTACAGATCAGGGAAAGGATGGCATTCTGACCAACGGTGCCGGCGGCAATCTCAGTGCCGTCATCCAGCACCAGGATGTTTTTAACCATTCAGACACCCTCTTAACATTCTTTGATTTCCAGCGTCATATCCCGCCAGACGCCCGCTTTCAGCCGCTGCAGGGCCGCCCCGTAGTTGGAGCAGTAGCAGGTGCGGGTGATGGTCTGGGTCACGTCTGTGGAATCGCTGGCTGCTGGGCAGGTAAACTGGAATGTGGTCTTGTTTTGCAAAAGACCGAACAGGTAGGCACAGTCGGCGTTATCAAGGTAGCTGTAGGTCAACGAACAGGTCAGCACGCCGAACCGCAGCACCTCACGGTGGTAAACGCCCATCTCGTCGGCGCCGCTGTCACTGCTCTCAACGTCCGAAAACTTGATGGTGGGGGAGCCGGTGGGAACCGGTAGGGAATGGCTGTCGATTTGCAAGAGAGATGTGCGTTTGAGCATCAGTAGGCACCCCCCAGCATGATGGATTGTGACTGCCGCGCGCGGTTGAAGCTGCGATAGATCACGTCGTCACCAATGACAATGTCGCCGCTGCTGTTATGCAGCTCAGCAAGGATGTTGTTCAGCACGGCCAGTACGGGCGTGAAATCGACAATTTCCCGGCCAGACGGGGTGCTTGCCACGCTGCCCGATGCTGTCAACGCAAGCCGAACGTTGCTCTGTAAAGAGCCGGTGGATAGATCCGAAAGCTCATCCATGGCCTGTGCAACATCCCCGGCGTTCTGCCGGATGCCAAGGGCAAGGCCCGCCGGAATGTAGCGGCCCACTTCGTCCCGCATCACGCGGGAAGGGGATGCAATGCCGAAAAAGTCCTTGATAGTATCCAGCGCACTGGAAGCAATGCTCCGGGCAGCATCTTTCAGCGCGCTGCCCATAGCACCAATGCCGTTGATTAAGCCGTTGATAATGTCTTTGCCCAGCTGCACCCAGTCCACGTTTTTGACGGCGTCCCAAAGGGTGCGGCAGGCATCACCTGCGGCGCGGATGATATCCGGCGAGGCGTTCCCAATGCCCTGTACCAAATTGATCACAAGGTTGAAGCCTGCCGCGATGATTTCAGGCAGGTGGGTAACAATGGCTTGCAGCAGGGTGGCAATTACGGTGGCCGCACTGCGGATGATGGAAGGCAACATGGCAAGCAGGCCCTGCACAAGGCTGAGCAGCATCTGTCCGCCTGATGTGATGATCTGCGGCAGATCTGCCACGACCTGTGCAAGGAATGCGCTCAGTGATACAGACGCAGATTCCATCATCTGCCCGGCGTTTGCGGTAATGCCCTGCACCAGATTGCTGACAAGAGCAGCGCCGTTTTCAATGATTTGGGGGAATCCGCCGGAAAACGAAGTGCCAAATTCGTCCAGCAGAGTCTGGGCAAGGGCCTGGATAAAGGTCACCAGCGCACCGGGCAGGGCGGACAGAATGTTCCAGATATCCGGCAGCAGGTTCCCGGTCAGGAATGTGACCACCGACTGGGCCAGTGCGTCCAGGGACGGCTGCAGGTCCTGCCCAAGGGTCAGCGCGCCCAGTACGTTTTTGAAACTGGCCTGCATAGCTGCAAGGGAACCGGCCAGCGTGGTGTATGCTTCCATCGCGGTAGTGCCGGTAATGCCAAGACCCTTGTTCACATCGCCCAGGCCACCATTCAGTTCGTCCACACCGCCCTGAATCACATGGATGGCGGTGTACACATCGGCCAGGTTGTCCAGGTCGTACTTGACGCCGGTGATCTTTTGTGCGTCCGCCAGCAATCGCTGCATCTCGGTTTTGGTGCCACCGTAACCAAGTTTGAGGTTGTCCAACATCGTATAATTCTGCTTGGCAAACCCCTGATAGGCGTTCTGGATATCCTGCATGTTGGTGCCCATCTTGTTGGCGTTGTCCGACATATCAGTCAGGGCCATGTTGGCAACCTCGGCGGCTGTTGCGGTATCGCCGCCCAGGCCCTGCAGCAGGCTGGCCGAAAACCCGGTCACGATTTCCATGTAGTCGTTGGCCGAAAGTCCCGCCGCCTGCCATGCGTTCTGCGCATAAGCCTTGACGGTGTCGGCGTTATCCTTGAACAGGGTTTCCACACCGCCCAGGCTCTGCTCCAGCGCACCGCCCTCTGTCAGGGTATCGGTCAGGGCCTTACCCAGGGCAGCGGTTGCCAGAACACCTTTCAGGGTGCTGACAAGGAGGCCGCCCAAAGATGCGCCGGATTTTTCACCGGCGCTTTCAGCTTCCGGTTCCAGCACTTTTGCAAGGTTGCCGGTAATGCCTTCGGCAGAGGGAATGATCCCCACATAGGCTTTTGCAAGTTCGGTTGCCATCAGTTCACCTTCCCGTTGTTTTTGCGCCAGGCCGCATCAAACGCAGCGCCGCTGGCAAAGGATTGTACCTTATTTGGCAGCGATGCTCTGCCGGTCATGGCATCCATAACAGGGGTTGGCAGGCTGCCAGCCCCCAATCCGCTGCACAGGGCAGTTAGGCGGTCAACGGCAGCCCCCAGCAGAAGGGTGCTGGTATCGGTCTTTACGCCAGACTGTTTTTTGCAGATGCGGGAATCTTCACGCAGGCCCGCTGCCAGGGTGGCCAGCAGGGGCAACGCAACGGTACGGTAATGCAGGATCCGGTAGGTCTCGGCCAGGTCACAAATCAATTCATCCTCGCCGTCTGCAATCATTCCGGCGAGGATGAGGAGTTTTTTCCTTCTTGGTTTGCATTGAAGATATCGCTCAGTTCGGCAATCACGGCTTCAATCGGCACCGTGCCGTCAGCAGCGCGCAGATGGTCGTACAGGGCTTTTTTCTGCGGCTTGTCAAGCAGCAGATCCAGCGCGGTGGGCAGCTCGTTCAGGTTGCCGTGGTCCACGGCAGCCAGAGCATCTACCAGCTCCATATTGCGGCAGCGGGCATCCGGAATTTCAAATGCAAAGCCGGATCGGGTTGTGCCTTTCAGCATGGTCAGGCCTCCTTGATGTATTCATAGTGGGTGTTGCCGCTAGTGTCCGGAACGGCGGCCAGGGTAATGCCATAGCCCAGGGCCTTGCTGTCCGAATAAACGATATCTTCCATTTCGGAAATACCGGCATCGGGGATGACAATGCGTTTGTTGGCATTGTTGACGATGGTATCCACCACCCATGCGCTGTTGGGAATCTCACGGCTGCTGGCTTTGACGGTCAGCCCGGCTGCGATAGTACCAGAAACATTGTCCGAACCATAGGAAGATTTGAGAACTTCCTCGTTCAGCGCTTCGATCAGGGTAAACTTGAAGGTATCCGGCTTTTCTTTCTGGATGGTTTTAACGGTATCTCCGCCCCAGGCTTTGACCTGTTCGGTTTTGGGGGAGTTGGAGTTTGTCAGGCCGTCATCACTGATGTAGCCCAATGACTTAAACGCTTCGTTCAGCTCTGCATCGGTAGATGTGGGCAGCGCAGTGCCCAGCGGCGCACGGTACACGGCACCGCCGGCTGCAGGCTTTGCCACGCCGACTAAGGTGGCATTCTGCATAGAGGATCTCCTTTCAAATTGTGCCATGCACAACGCGGTACACCGCCTGATAGCGGTATCGGTGCGTGGCGGTATCGGTAAAGTTATAGTCGTTTTCCAGGTGGGCCGAACCAATGCCCTGCCGGGCGGGCAGGGCATCCATGGCGGCTTTGGCCTGTTCATTGAGCTTGGCGGCATCCAGTATGGTAAGGGCCCAGCTCTGCACGGCGAAGGTGGAAGTGGTAATTTGGTCCGTGCGGGATGTACCGATTTTTTCCAATACAACAAAGGTGCCGGGCATGGGGGAGGGAACCTCCATGGATACCGGCACCGGGGCAAGGGCGGCGGTCAGTACATTCAGCACCTCGGTTTCAATCATTCGTGCACCTTCTTTAGCAGGGTGTTGTGATGGAGGTTATCGGCATAGGCTTCTTCCGTGGCGGTTTCCACAATGGCAATAGCGCGGGTGGGCATTATACGGGAGACATAGCCGTCCGGCAGGCTGTCCTTGATGGAATCCGCCCGCTCTTTGAGCATGGCGGCCATTTCGGGGGAACGGAGCAGTTCCCGCACCCCGGCGCGGTTCAGCACGATCTTGACGTTACTCATACCGCTCCACCTTCACCTTCTTGTTCCAGCACAGCGGGATCAGGTCATCAATGCCCTGCACCACATCGCCGTAGGTGCGGAATTTCTGGCCCCAGAATTCCACCGTCACGTTGTGCCAATCGTGTGCGTCGCCCTTGGGCATGGCCAGCGTATAGGCCAGCCGCCTGCCGTAGAGCTGCAAATCGTTGACGATGTCCTCCGTGGCCGGTTCGCCCACCAGCACGTTGTGTACAGTGACTGGTGTTTCAGTGTAGATCGGCGCGTGGAAAGCGTCCTCGCCGGTCTTGGTCTTTTCGTACAGGATGATGTCGATACCCTTCAGCATAAGTCCTCCAGCGGGCTGTGGGCACCGATTTTGTCTCCGACGCCCAGAAGCTTCTTTTCCAGCTTGGAAAGGTACAGCTCTCCGACCGAGCCGCCGGACACCGTCCAGCTCTGCTGGTAGCCCAGCGCCGATGCGGACGCCTGGGTGGCGCCCATCGGGTACATGGCGGCGCCCTGCCCGCCGGGGCCCGCGTCCAGTTGGCGGCGCACCATGCGGCAGGATACCAGCTGTTTGCGCTCAAACGGGGCGTCCTGGCTGTATGCGTCGATGACAATGCCGGCTTCGGCCAGCAGGGCGCTGCAGAGCGTCTTTTCGTCATCGCTCAGCGTGCGGAACCCGGCTTCGACCTCTTCCACGGTTGCATAGACCATTGCCATCACCTCATTTCCTGGCGGCGGCTTTCTTCTTCGGGGCCGGGGCGGCGGTCTGCTTGGCGGTGGGCTCTTCGGCGGGCTGCCTGGCGGGGACGGCCGCCGGGGCATCTACGCGGGTATGCCCTTCCGCCAGATATTCAGCTTCCCGCTCCGGGGCAACGGCCATCAGGGTGCCGGTCAGGCGGTTCTTGAATTCAATCATGATCAGGACCCCGTTTTGGCTGCGCCGGTCAGCTTGTTGAACACCGTGGTGTCGCAGCGGAAGCCGACTTCGATCTCGGCGCGCACGGCGAACATGTTCTGCTCAAACAGGTTGATGGTGGTGGAACCGTCGGTCAGGGTGGCCTGGTCGGAAATGGCGATCTGCACGCCCTCCACGGTGCCGTATACAGCCTGGCTCCAGTCGCCCGCAAAGCCGACAACGGCGGCATCGCTGGCCGTGTTGGCCGTGTAGGCGCCCTTGCTCTGGCGCACCTGCGCGCCCAGAATCATGGGCACTGCGCCTTCGGCCACGCTGTTGATGAACAGGGGACGCTTATTGCCGTCCACCGCGTTCAGCAGGATGGCCTTGCCCTGCGGGGCCAGCACCCAGCCGTTCAGAATGCCGTCATGGGCGGCGATGTCCGCATCGGCGGCAACCAGACCACCGTAGGCATTGGTCAGGATGCTCTGGGCCGTGCAGGCTTTCAGGGTATCGAAGTTGGAGCCGGGGGCTTTCACTGCCCCGAACACGGTCTGGTCAAACTTTTTGGCCAGAGCGCCGGGCAGGCGCTGCACCAGCTGATCATACAGGGCGGGCACATCGCGGCGGAACTGGTTGGAAAACGGTACGATGACGGCCAGGGTGTAGGGCTGCATCTGCTTGGTGGCCAGAGTGCCGCGCTTGACCGGCTTTTTCTCGGTCTCACCGACCCAGCCCGCTTCGGGGTCGCCGGTGATAACGGGGATGGTTACGCCCAGGCCGGGCAGCGGAATCTGCCGTGCCAGTGCCATGACGGCGCTGGATTCCTGGGTTTTCTGCAAAATTTCGCTGGACACGCTGCCCGGCAGGGAAATAGTAGTCGTGCGGTTGATATCAATAGATGCCATACTTTTGCTCCTTTACTTCATGACTTCGTTGAACCACGACGCGAACTGCTCGCGCGTGGAACCGGTTGGGGTTTTGTTCGGGTCGCCGCCGTCGCGGACGTTGGGGTAGCCGCCGGGGGCGGCATCAAAGGCCCAGGCTTTTTCTTTGGTCAGGGCATCCAGCGCGGCCTTGATGTCGGTGGTGCGGTCCTTGCTGGCTTTCAGCGCGTCCACATTCAGCATGCCGCGGATGGCCTTCACGTCACGCCCGTGCGCGTCACGGATTGCGCCGTCCAGGGCGGAATCAAAGGCAAAGCTGTCGGCCTGATCGGCCAGCTGGCCCTGAAGCTTGGTGATCTGGCCTTTCAGGTCGGCTACGTCCACGCCTTCAAAGGTTTTCAGGCCGTCTTTGGCGGTGTTCAGCTGGGTGGTCAGGTCGTTCACCTGGGTCTGCAGGTTGGCGGCCTTGGTCTTTTCGGCGGTGATATCCCTGCCGTTTTCGCCCATCAGCCAGTCCAGCTGCTCATCGGTGATGTTGGGGATCTGCTTCTTTACGTCTTCGCGTTTCATGTTGTGTCCTTTCTGCCTGCGCTTTGTTTACGCGGGTTGCATCCGCTTTGGCTGTACAGTTTTACGCCATGCCGGGCAAATTTGGGGATAAAAAGTGCCCGCCCACCCCTCATGCAGGGCAAACAGGCATGAAAAAACCACGGTGCAGAATTTGCATCGTGGTTTCAACAAATTGTTGGCGCGGCCATTACGGCACAATTTCCACGCCGGGCAAAACGTCCATGTAAAAACACAGCCGGTACTGGCTTGGGCAGATAGAATTCATTTTGAACTGTTCCGGGCTGGTCACTGCAGTCAGCATGGCCAGCATCAAAACAAGCAGCTTCTTCATTGCATCCTCCTAAAAATGGGCATGAAAAAACCACGGTGCGCGTGCATCGCGGTTCAAGGTTATGTTAATGCAAGTTTGACAAGGTCAAAGATCGCACTGGGGGCGCTTTCCAGAACAGACTTTTTCAGCTGCTGCATCGTGCTGTTGTCCAGCAGGTAGCGGATGCCCTGCGGCGTGATGGACATATCGGCATAATCACTCGCCAGCGTATAGTCATTGCCCTACGCATTGACAAAGGTCAAGCCTTCGATCAGATCCTCGCGGTTCATGAAGGCAGTGGTTTCAAAATGACATCTGCGCCGGAAACAGGCGTAAAGATAGGTCAGGATCTTGAACACCAGAAAATTATAATCATCTTTGGCCATGGAAGTCTCCTTACTTCTTGGCTGAAACCTTGCATTCTTCAGGATAAAGCTCCTGATATTTTGGGTACTGGAAACTTTCAGTGTTCAAAACAGCATCAGGGCAGTCATGGCGTTCACCCCATCCGAAAACGTCCGGCGAATCATCAAGTTTTTTGCATTTTCCGGGGCCATCCCAGTAAATACAGACATTGCATTCTGGAATGCAGGTCGTGACACTATAAAACGGCGCACGGAACCCCATACTGATATCTTCCTCGCGCAAAATTTTAGGCATTCGGAAGCACCTCGATTTCCAAAAAATAACGGTCGTCTTTTATGCCGACATTCAGTACACGGTATTTCAATCCTCGTGCAAACAGGACTTCATCCTGATGCTTGAACTTTGGCAATGCCACAGGCTGAAGAAACTGGCAGCCCTTGTACCCTTCAGGAATGTGCATTTGAAGAACCGTGTCGCGGCCAGAAAGCTGCAAATCCTCAAAACTCGTAGAAGTAAAGATAGGAAAAGTACCTTGTCCACGAACGATAGTCTGTAATTCTTGTTCGGTAGGATTCTTTGGAAGGCCAAGATCCAGAAAAGACAGTGCCGTATTCCGGTACAGCGTGACGCTTTGCGGCATTGTGCCGTTGGCCAGAGCATTGTCCAGCGCAGCAATAGTTTCCCGAACCTGTGGCGTGATATTACCGTTGCGGATTGCATAATTCACGCGGGTTGCGGTGAAACCTGTATAAGCCCTGAGAATACTCTGCGACGATTCCGGCAACGCCAGAACCTGCTTTGTCATGGCATCTTTTACTGCCTTTATTTTAGCATCATCATTGCCGTTTGTCGAGCCTTCTCTTACCGCATACGCCGCCCTTTTCTGTGCGTTGATGCGTTCCTTGTTGGCGGCGTAGTTCACCCGCCGCATTTTGTTGATATCGCCGCCTGCTGCATTGTACTGGGCCAGATACTTGTCCGGGTCATAGCCTGCCACGGTGGTTTTGTGGTCAAAACGGATGGCAAACTCACAGTCACAGTTGGCGTGGATGTGGTTGGCGTGGCCGCCTTTCAGCACCTTGCTGCTGGCTTTCTGCCAGCCGTTGCTTGCCAGTGTGATGCAGAACGGGCAGGTGTCTCCGTGCGGCACCCAGGCCCACTCGGCCCCGTCCCGGACGGCGTTTTTCAGGGTGGTGTCGGCCCCGGCACGCTTGACCAGGCGGCTGACGCCGTTGGGCAGGTTGGCGGGGTTCTGGTTCTTGGTGGCGTTCACCATGCGGGCCACCTCGCCGTAGTCTGCCGGTACGGCAGGCTCGGCGGCGGGCACCCCGGCGTTGGCCGCTTCGGCCAGGGCGTCATACATCTGGCAGGCCAGCTCGGCGCTGCCCTCGCCGTATTTTGTCACCAGTGCGGCGGCGTAAGTAATCAGCGCATCGGCATCCCCGGTGCCGTGGGTGTCTATGTACTGCCGCATCAGCTGCCCGGCTTTCTGGTTCAGGCGGGACAGCCGGGTGATGTATTCATTCCACGTTTTCGCCGTTATCTGCATTGTCTACCTCAACAAGCAACTGCTGCCCGCGCACCCGCTGTTCCTGCGCCTTAATGCGGCGGATATCGGCCTGGTCAAAGCCGATCATCTCCAAAAACGTGTCGGTGGCAGCAAACTCCTGCCGGGCGGAAGCAATCTTGATGGCGGCATCTGCGGTCACGGCCACACTGGGCATGGCGGGGTTCCGAAAGTGGGCCATCACGTTCCGCTCTTCCTCGGTCAGCTCATCCAGCGTTACTTTGCGGGCAATGGCCTGGGCCATCCGGGCAATGGTGCGCAGTGCATCGCCGTTGCCGGTGTTCAGCTGCTGGGCCAGCAATACAAGGGTCTGGCTCTGGGCCAGGATCGCATCGCTGCTGGTGGGGTTGGCATCGTTCACCACGCCAACATCGGTCACGGTCAGACCGGTGGCAGCGGCAAACTGGGTGGCCGTCATCCGCATCTTTTCAACGTGCGGCGAAAGGCTGCCCTGCGCCAGCTGGCCGAACGCGGGCTTTTCGCCGGTGTCGGGGTTGGTCGTGGCCGCGATGATCGCCCCGACATACTGCCGGAACTTGTCCGATACGATGGTATCGTACTGCTCATCCGTCACGCCAAGGATGTATTTCTGCGGCGTGGTGTCAAACTCCAGCGCAATGGCGGCGTTGGCCACAACCCGGACATAATCGTCAATCAGTGAGCGGATGGGCCGTTTCAGCCGGGAGCGGCCAAACGGCTTGCTGCTGGTGGCGTTCCAGATCAGTGGCTCCATCAGCGGCCGCCCCATCTTATTGGGATGCCGTTTTGCTGTCCAGACGGTCCCTTCGCGGGTCAGTACGATCAGGGCGGTGTCGGTATAGAAGTTGACGATGGACGGGGTCCATTTCCCTTCGTCCTTTTCGTCCTTCATGGTGTCGATGATGGCAAGGCCGCAGTCGATCCGGCCTTTCTCGCCGCTCCACAGGGCAGCGGCCGCAGCAGGGGAGTGGAACCGGATCCGGCAGCCGATCGCATCGTCAGCCGAAAGCGTGGCAAACACGCAACCGTATTTCAGCTCATCACGGCAGGCTTTGGCGTATTCGGCCACAAGGCGGTTATCCGCCACCAGCCGGGCAAGGCTGTCCAGACTGCCGCCGGTGCCCACAAAGCCGTCAAACATACTGCGGGCGGCCAGTACGTCCACCGCTTTCTGACCCCAGCTGCAGCCGACCTCCAGCCCGCGCAGCCCCGTGGGCAGGGCAATGCCAAGGTTGACATCCCGCAGGGTCACATGACCCTCATAATATTTGTCTTTGGTGGCGTTGCGGCTCTGGTGATAGGTGTACGCCTCGGCCAGGTCGCTGAGCTGCTGCTGTTCCGCGGCGGTCAGCCCGGCCACAATACCAAAATTTAGGGTAGTCGTCATGGTTCTCCTTTATCCAATGCGCATTTTGCGGGTTGGGTCGCGTTTGCAGGTTTTCGCGCCCCACAGTGCCAGGGCGCAGGCTTCCAGCGGCAGGCTGTTGTCCCCGCCGAAGCCATACCCGCCGCTGATGGGACGCTTGGTGCTAGTAACGGCGCTTTCGGCAAGGGCCTGCTGCGGCTTGTACCAGGTCAGGCCGCGCTCGTTCACGGTGGTGGTAAACAGCCCCACCGATGCGATTACGTCCCTGGCAGAGGGGCGGAGCACGGCGCTTTTGGCTTTCCAGGTGGGACGGATGCGCTCCACCAGCACGTCCACCCCGTTGCGGCCATCAATCACCACACAGCTTGCGCGGTCATAGCGTTCGTTCAGCCAGGCCACCAGCCAGGCCAGGCCGCGGCCGGTGGGCTGCTGTTCGATCAGCGAGACGCGGGCCGGGCCATCTTTCGGGATCACCGCGCCGCACAGGCAGACAGCGGAACCATCCGCGGCAAACTTGACACCGTAAGCGGTCTTGCCCTCCGGCTTTTCCGCCTCGCTGGCACAGGCTTCCCAGGCCCGGGCATCCAGCGCCTTGTCGCTCTGCTCCGTCAGAACGGGGCTCCACCAGCCCAAGCGTTCTCTGGCAAAGCCGTCGGCGCTCATGCTCCGGCACTCCTCCGCCGCAAACTCCTCGCTGAGCCGAATGCCCATGGCCGGGTTAGTCTGATACCAGACCGCGTGATCTTCTAGGTCGATCTTGTCCACCTGCTCTCCCTCCACTGACCATTCGTGCCAGGCATCGTGCGCGCCCGGTGCGCCAAGACAGGCTGTCCGGCGGCGGCGGAATACGTCGCCAGGACAGCCCGGATAGGGCGGCGTGCCGGTATAGATCAGCTGTCGGGTGCCGGTGGCCGATGCGGCCAGCGTGGCCATGATTGCCTCCACCTGGTCGTCCGTCAGTTCCTGTGCCTCGTCATAGACCACCAGCGAGATGCCGTCAAAGCCGCGGGCCGCCTGCCGGGATCGGGCCGAGAACTCAATGCTCCCGCCGTTCAGAAGCTCGATGCACTCCTCGCCGTTGGTGTAGCGGATGTTTTTCACCAGTTCCAGCACCTCTGGGTGCCGCTTGTCGGTAAACATCCGGGCCAGCCGGTTAAAGCTCTTTTTTGCCGTGCGCACCTGATGGGCGGTGTGCAGGATCTTCTCACCGTTGATGACCATTCCAAAAAACTCCCGGCCCTCCAGACACACGTTTTTCCCGTTCTGCCGGGGCACGGCCAGCCCTGCGGAGGTCACGGTGTACCGCCCGGATGCATCCCGACCCAGCCAGCAGTCCAGCACCAGCTGCTGCCATTCATCCAGCGCATTGCCGTAGGCGGCCATCAGCGCTGCGGCGTCCGCACCGTCTGTCGTAACGCGCTCCGGCTCGATGCGGTATCTTGGAATCTGTGCGCCGGTCATGCGTCCTGTTTTCTCCGATTCTGCACCAGAGTGAGTACGCTTGTCGGCTTAATGTCGGATATTTGCTCTTGCGGCACCTCCACAGGTAGGAGCTTAATCAGCATATCCAATCCAGACAGGTACGTTTTCCACAATGCCTCATAAGCCCGGAAGGCCGGGTTCTCTCTCACGCCCGACTGCCCACCGCCGTTGTCATATTCCACCGTGATGCCTTCCTCACCGATGGCTTCCCTGGCATCGTCCAGCTTGGATTTCATCCACGAAACATTCAAAATCACCGGGTCAAGCGACTGGATCTTTTCGTCATTCAATCCGTTTTTGGCCAAAAATTTAGCCAGTTTTCTGCGCTCTGCGGCAGACCTTTTCGCGATCTCCGCGCGCGCGCGATTAGAAGTATCTGCTGCCACTTTTTGCTTCTCCTTCCTGTTTTGATACCACCCCCATCAAATTATTTTTTGCGGGGGTAAATCGGCGCTGGACGGCTTGGGGTCGCCCGCCGGCCGGGGCGGGGGTCCCTCCCCACCCCTTACCAGCTGCCGTCTGCAGGGGGCTTTTGTGCGCGGGTGCGCTGCGCAGAATTGGGTTTTGCGGGCGAAAGCTTGCAGCCTTTCTGCGCGTTGCACCAGTAATGCGCAGCCTGTAAGTTGTCCCAATCTTCAGCTGCAGCCCGCGGGGACGGATAACCGAACTCGCGCCAGCGCGCAACGGGGCGTATCTCATCTACCACAAAGCTGAGCGGGTGCGCGGCATCAGATGGTTCGTCGTAATGGATCGGGCCAAGGCGCCCGCCGCAGATTCCGCACGGGGCACCCATGGCTTTCAGCCGTGCCCGGTGCTTTCTGCGCAGGGCTCCGTTGGCATACCGGGGGTTAGTCATGAGGGGTGCCTTCCTGCGGCAGCTTACGCCGGGACCTTTTCAGTGGCCGCTGGTAAGTCCAACATCCGCCGGGACCAAGTTTATATTTTGGGCGTTTACACTGCGTAGGATTTACGCAGCGCGGTAGGGAACAGATCACCCGTTCGTTGCCGCACATGCGCCAGATACAGCGGGCGCAGGGGTTGGTTGTTTTGTTGTTTTTATCTGCCATGGGTTACACTCCAAAACAAAAGAGGGCAGCCGGTGGGCTGTCCTCTCAATATTCTATGATATCAATTCTAGCACTAAAAAATCTTGCACAGTATCAACTTTTAGCCAATTCCTACGCGTTGCGCAACATTTTCCAAATATTTGCGGCGGCGGCGATAGAATTCTATCCGGCTAATTCCCGGCACTTCCAAGCGCTCGTATGTCCAGGTGCGGCAGGCCTTGCAGTTGAGTGCAATAGCCTTTTGCAGCGCGGCCCGTACCGTGGCGCTCTGGATGTCCGCCCCGATCTCATCCGCGGCGGCATCGATGGCCCGCATGATCTGCACATCCCGCTGTGTCTCAAGCTGCTGGATCGCCTCGGCCTTGTCGGCGGTGATGTCGTTGGAATTCCCGCCGGCATGCGGCAGGTACACACGCACGGGCGCGCCGCAGCTGGTTGTGGTATCCACAAAATTTGTGCCGCTGCGCAGGATGATCTCATCCACCTGGCGCTTATACTCGGCCTTGCGCCTGGCCTGGCCGCGCACCAGCTGCAGGGCAGCCAATACGATGTCATTCGGCAAGCGTTTGTTTTTCCCCACGTGTGTATACCTCCCTTAATCCGAAATATGGCTGTCTCTGCGTTCAGGTGTCAGGATCTCCGCCATGTGTGTGCGGCATATAAATTTTTGATTCTTCATCATCCACATGCGCGGCAGCTTTCCCAGCGGCTACCCCGGCGGTATAGGCGGTGGCCAGCAGCACGGCCAGAACAGCGCTGCCGATGATCGAAAGCAGGATGTCCATCAGTCACCCCACCTTTCGCCGCGGCTGCCGACCAGGCCGACCCCAGCGCCCAGCATGAAAATGCTCAGCCGCACGCCCGCCTCAAATGCTTCCATCATTTCTGTACATCCTCCGCTTCATCGGCCAAGGCAAGCAGCGCCTTATGGAGCGCTGTCTGGAATTTTTCCGCCTTTTCGGTCAGGCCACCCTGCTGCAAAGTATCAACTAGGTCAAATATTTTTCCGGCGGTGTCCTGCAACTGGTCAAACAGCAAGCCGAAGCGCACCGCGGATTCATCCGCGACCATGTTCAGCCGGGCAGCGGTTTCTTCTGCCTGGTGGCGCGCCTGATCCAGTTCTTTAGCGCGTGCCTGTTCAGCCGCCGCCGCAGCACGTTTTGCCTCTTCCAGTTCAGCCCTGGCTTTCTGTGCGGCCTTTATGGCTTCATCGCGCTCTTTCTGGTTCAGCTCGGTCATTTTGGCGTCGGCCCGGCGCTGGCTTTCCATTTCAGCCTTCATTTCGGCGCGAATCTCCGCACGCAGGGCATCCATGTCCACTTCTTCGGCCTGTACCTCAGCCACCGGCTGCTGATTCTGCAGCAGGCTGAGCTGTTCGGCGTACCCGGCATTTTTGGCCTGCAGCTCTTTGATCTGCGCTTTCAGCTCGGCCACTGTCGTTTCCGTCAGGTTGGTTTCCGCTGTAATCTGTTGCTGCTCCTGCCCACTCAATTGCGCCAGCAAGGCCAGCTTAGTAACGCCCGCGGCCGCGTTCTGCTCTATCAGCTGCGCGGGCAGTTTTTCGGCAATGGCAATGTAGTTATACGCCTGGCGCTGCTTCATGCCCATGGTGGTCAGTGTGTAGGCTTCCAGCGTGTCAAAGCCCAAGGCCTTGTATCCACCGGTATCCCGCATTAGTTTGATTTTGCGGGCCAGATCCAGCAGGCTGGCCGCCGCTGCCTGCGCTGCGGCCATGATCTCATAATGCAGGCGCAGAGCGGCAGATTCTTCCGCCGTAGCGGCGGCACCCACAAACGTCATCTGTTCGCTATCGTATTTCATTTTTTCGGTTCCTCCTCAACTTTTGGTGCCTCTTTTTCGCGATGTATCACAAAAACAACCTCGTTGGCATTGTATATATCAACCGCCTGGCTGCCGTTTGTTATGACTATTACAGCATTGGGAATGGCCTTCCATTCTGCCGTCGCGGGGTGCGGGTATATAATTTCTTCTCCTGATTTCAGGCGGACCACTATTTCGTCCATGCTTTCACCTTCCTATCATGCCACTGCCTGGGTGGCCTTGTTTTTCTTTTTCTTGGCTTTCTGCTCTGGCGGCAGCTGCCACTTAGCCAGCACTTCGCGCTCCCACAGATCCACAAATTCCCGGACCCGCCGGGGTATTTTTAGCTTTTTGCCGTGGGCAAATTCGTTTCCGTATCCATGCAGCTGGATTTCTCTCTTGCTGGTTACGTCAATGTTCAGGGTGTACCAGCTGCGTTCTGGCCGTCGGGTATGCCTCACAAACAGGATAATTCTGCCCCGTGCATGGGCATCTGAGTATCTGCCAACGCAATGGTGCAGGGTGCTGCCCTCCCGGATCAGCTCAAGCGGCGTTTCCGCCGGGCGAATGCAAATCCCATCATGTTCCCATGTCAACCCGGCGCAGCGGGCCGTCATGGCGGCGAACGCTTGCTGGCATTTGCCACTTACCCGCTCGTACTGTATTGTTTCGCTCATTCGGTCATGGGCGGTGCGCAGGTCTTTGGGCCAGCGCACTGCGTCCTGGTTCAGGTCACAGCCGGCCACGGCAGCCATGCGCCAATAATCCTCAAGCTGCGTAAGATCCTGCTCTTGGCGCTCTATGTAATTTATGGTCCGCATCATCGGCAGTTTTTCGCGCAAAATCCGGCGCGTGTCGTATGCTCCGATGGCTTTCATCGCGGCGCAAAGGTCGCGGAAGCTTACGCCGCATGGCAGCGTATCCAGCTCTTTCCACGTTCTCAGACAGTCAACTCCCAGACCGTACTCTCTCCAAGTTCGCAATTCTTGCTTTGTCATACCTAGCATTTGGGCAGGGCGTTTTTCTTTCCAGCCCACCCACTCCAGCTTTGGAGCCGCTGTTTGCGGGGCAAGTCCAGTATAGTAGCGATGTGTCATTTCACCGTTGATTCCATCGCCCACCAGGTTTCCCAGCCCTGCGGTTACCAGGTTCTCAACATTGGGGTGCTTAAAATACAGCCGCAGGTATGCCACCGGGTAAAACGTTTTTGCTGCGTTTGATTGCTCCATGTACTCCCACAGCTTGGCATTCTCTGCGCCGGTGCCGCCCAAATCTGGCAGGTTTGCGGCGTACATTTTCGGGCAGCCAATATCATCTACCAGTTTTGCGCGCTGTACCCACGTGCCCAGGTTCCGCCAACTGCCAGCCATAGCGTTGTACTGGTAGTGCGCCAGCTTGATGATCCGCCGGCCATCAACCACAAAGGCGTTAATAGCGTTCCGCTCGGTGTGGCGGTAACCTTCGTACATGTGGCGCTCAATGCACCACTGCGTTAATACTAGGCAGTTTTCCGCAACGGTGGGCACCGCGATAAAGTCTTGGGCTGCCCGCCCGTACCGCAGCTCCTGCACGTTGCGCAGCTGCGTTTGAGCACCGCACAGGGGGCATACCATGGTTTCGCCGTTTCGCTTTTTGTCAATGGTGTCTTGCTCAACGTTCACGACCTGCACGCCGCTGGTGTTCTGGTATGTCAGGTTTGGGCTGCAGGGCGCGCCATAGGCCGGGACGTATTCCGCCAGATACCAGCTTTCGCACTCGCTGCACCACAAGGCGGCAGGGCGTATGGCGGCACTGGGGCGCAGATCAGCCCGGAAATCTTCGCAATCCAGGCGGGATTCGGCATCATCCCGTGATATGCACCGGTAACTTGTTACAGCAAACGGCTTTCTACCCAGGGCATCCAGATAGCGTTCAATGTCGTCCGGCGGTGCGGTTGGTATCATGGCCACATATTCTTCCAGTGTTCTCATGGCGCTGCCCTCTTACATGAAGTCCATGATGTTCAGGCGCTGGCGCTTGGGGCGTTCTGCCTGGGCGGGTGCGGTACTCTGGTCGCCAGCAGCGGCTTGCCCGCTCTCCGGCAGGCCAAAATGCACGCGCAGGATACCCGGCACGGCCGGGCCGGGGCAGCAGGCAGAACCGCCGCTTTTGTGCTTGTTGGCATAGTCGTGGATCGCTTTCTCGCAGGTTTTCAGATCATGCGTGCCGGCTTCAAGATCTGCCACAATCACTTTGGCCTCCTCTTCGTTCATGCTCTGGATCGTGGCCTTCAAATCCTCGGCCACGCACCACAGCAGGCTGCCGCTTTTCTCTTTTTGCTGCATGGCCGCAGCCATTTCCAGCGCTTTTTGTTTGTTTTCCATTTGCGTTTACTCCCTATTGTTTTATTTTATCCCGCCGGGGCGGGGGATAACGTTGTATTACCTGCGTTTCCGGCGCAGCTTGATGTATAGCCGCCATTCGGCCCGCTCCTCGTTATAGCTTGGCACAGCCCCCAAAAACCTGTAACCGGGGTAGCGCCGCTCCCAATAATCAGCATCGTCCACGCGCATGGTGCAGGCATCGGCCAGCTTGCGCGGGGTCCAGTGGGTATCATTGGGGCGGGGATAGGTGGGCCGCTTTAGGCCGCGGCTTGCATGCCAGCTTTTGCGGCGGCGGGGGTATTTCAGCATGTACTTGGCCAGCCCTTCCAGGCTGTCGTGTTCCGGCTGCAGGCGGTCGGCGTTCACGGTGCCCAGCGGTTCCCGGCTGCGGCCGGTGCACCACAGATCTTCCAGTGCATCACGCAGGGCGGCGCGGTGGGCGGCGGTCAGACCGTCCACCTGCAGCACCATGTGGTGATGGTATCGCACTTCTTTCAGGCCGTTGGCCGGGTCGGCTTCCTGGTTTTCCGTCACGCACACCCACTTGATTGGGGTGGCATCCTGCCAGTTTTTCCGGGTCAGCCATCGGCGCACCCGTTTCAGGTAGTTGTACACGTCCTTCCAGGCGGCTTCATCGTCATCCGGCAGCCACATGTCTTCGTAGGTCAGGGTCAGCGCAAAACCGCGCTGGTCAAAGTTGGTGTTCAGCAGCTGTACCAGCAGCCGCGCCGATCGTTCCCGGTTACGCTTTTGCTGGGCAAGGCTGCTGGCAAATTGCTTTTTTCCGCGGGGGCCTGCCCGGTGTTCCCGCTCAGTGATCCAGCAAAAATCTACCTCGGCATAACTATCGCCGCAGATTGTTTTCTGCTCACGGATGTATTGCTTTCTGGTAGTTTTTATGCTGCTCACTTCTTTTCTTTCTTTGGGGGAGAATGGACCTTGAAATAACCCCTATACAAGCCGCCCAAACGGCCCCCCTCGGACCGTTTGGCGGCAGCTCGCTGCGGCTGCGCAGCCACATGCTCTATATAATAGGTAAGCTGTGCCCGGTTTTGCGAAAGCCGCCGCCCTGGTTTAAGGGCTGCGGCTTTGGTTCACGCTTGGGTTTCTTTTGCAGGGCCGCCCATCAGGCGGTCGTGGATGCGCTTGAGTTTTGCCCTGATGATAAGCAGGCGGACTTTTGCCAGAAAGTAAGTTGGAAACGGCATGCCATTCTCCACGTCTTTTACCATTGCGATCAGAATAGCCATCAGTACTTCTTGATTGCTCGGCCATGGCCCGGTTTCACCGTACATCCATTCCCGCGTTGCTCGGAAAACTTTTTCAGCCTCCCACGGCTGCGGCAGCCTCATCGTTCCCATGATCATCTTGATGCACTTTTTCCTTGTCATTGATTCCATCCTTTCTGTTTTACTGTTGCCCTCCAACCCGCCGGGGTGCAAGGGTCTTTTTTAAGGCGGTGGCGGTTTGCGGCATGCTGTCCATATACGCAAACTGTTTCTCATAGGCCCGTCGCTTGGCATCCTGGGCGCAGTCGGCCTTGTAACGTTCGAAGTTGGCATGGCAGCCTACGCGGCGCTGTTGGCAGTTTTTACAGCTTCGTTCCATCAGTCACCTCGTTTTTCTCCGCGGCAGGCCCAGCCGCCGCAGGTGCATGGCGCGGGTGATGCGCAGCCCGCACCACATCAGCAGGCAGATCAGCATTCCGCCGGCAAAGAGTACGCAGGGGGCAGCGACAAATACAAGGGCCAGGCACTTGAGAACATAAAGGCAGTTGGCATCAAAAATTGTCATTGGTATCATTCAACCTCCCATTCTTTGGCAGTGCGTCCCGGTGTTGATCCGGGCGGCATGGGTTGCTTGGGCCATGCCGGTGCTGCACACGCGCCATAAAAACCCGCCTGCCCAGGCGCACCCGCGGCGCTTGGCAATCTGCACGCAGGGGCCTGGCACCCGGTGGAAAAGCCGGGCTGGAAAGCTAACAGGCGGCCGCCGGGCACAAGCCGGGAGTAGTGGCCGGTGCCGGGCGTTGTGCATTACCTGCACAGTGGTGTTGCCGTACTTGCCCACGCAGCAACTGTGGGAGGATTCAGGGGCCGCCGCGGCCTCGTGCAGCTTTGGCGGCATATCTGCCCCGCCGGGGCGGGGTTATTGGATTTTGTAGTGCTCGGCCAGCTTTTTCAGCACAGCCGGGTGCAATATGGATAGCTCAAACCGGGTGCGGCAGGCATCGCCGGGCGGACTTACCTCGCCCAGCTTGGCCAGGTACTGGTTGTACAGCCAGCCCATCACGGGGTGGGCAATGTTCATCATGTACCAGGGCGGGCGCTTGGGGTTCTGCTCTGCGGCCTTGCGGCGTTCCTCAATGATCAGCGGGGCCAGCCGGTCAATCAGGGCCGCGCGTTCCTCCGCCGTCATTGGCGGCCGCCTTTGCCGGGGCGGAATACAGCATCATCATCGTGCAGCCGTTCCGCGTCCCGCATGGCATTGCGGTAGCCTACATCCCGGCCACTGGTCCAGGTAGCCAGCAACCCCAGGGCCACAACCCCGGCAGTAATAAGATAGCAGATCATTATTTCAGCACTTCCTTCACATCGTCCAGCAGATCGGCTGGTATCATTCCGGCCTGCATCATGTGGTGCAGGCTTTCCCGGTAAGCGTGCAGGCGGCCTGCCAGCTCTGCCGCCTGGCAGATCAGCATGCCACGCGTGCCGGGGTTGTGTACGCCGTTGGTGCTGCGCAGTATAATGCAGTAGGTTTTGCGGGTGGCAGCGGTGTTTTCCAACAGCCAGGCCACGGCCTCCCGCGGCGTCATTGGTGCGTCCATGGCTTTTTCACCCTCCCTGTGTTCGGCATCTGCGCGGACAAAAACGCCGCCGCGCAGCGCTCGCAGAATTTCTCGTTGTTGACCGCCGGGCTTTTGCACTCAAATGCAAGCCCCAGCTGCGGCGCAAGGTATTCCGGGCAGGCCCAGTGCAGGTAGCTGGCGGCGGCCATTCTGGCGGTGCAGCGGCGCAGGCCCCGCAGGGTGTTGTCCACGCAGCCAACCTTGACGATCCGCTCTTCCTCTTCCAGTTCCTGCAGCCATTCCAGCACCGTCATGGCTGCACCGCCGTGTTCTGATTCTGTGGGGTAACAATCTCCGTTTGCCCCATTCCTTGGGCTTCGTACCGCCAGCGGGCGGCCTCATTCGCCTGGTGCGCCGCAATGCTCAAAGTCAGCACCAGCGCCGCGGCCATGGTCAGGGCAAGCACTTCCCAGCGGGCGGCTTTGTCCTGCGCTTTGACGGCTTCCTGCTGGGCAACCTCGGCGCGGTAGTTGGACTACCAGCTGTCGTATTCGGCGTTCTGCTTTTCCCAATCCTTGCGGGCGGCGGCGCGCTCTGCCGCATTGGCGCGGGTTTCGGCGCGGACAACGCGCTGTGTCAGGGTTACCCAGCGTTCGGCATTGCTGGGATTTCCGTCATTGATAGACCGCAGCACGGCAGTCATGTCGGTCAGTTCTCTTGTTTCCATTGGTTGGTGTCCTCCCATTGGGGCGGGTAGCTTAATACCGCGTCCATCATGCAGCCGCAGGCCACGGCGGCTTCCAGTGTGTTGGCCCAGTCCTGCCGCCGCCGGCCGCGCTTTGCCGCGGCGTACAGCAGCTCTTCCACCAGGTTCTGGGCGGTCGATCCACGCACGGCCAGCGGGTGGCGGCGCATAATCAGCTTGCCCAACGGCTGGCGGATGTGCAGGTCAGACGTTCTTGTGCCCACTTCCTGCGCCGCGTCCAGCCGCATTGCCGCCAGCCGCCACATATCAGACCGCACAAGGCGCGCGGCTTCATACGCCACGGCGTACAGGGCAGCTTCCAGCGCATAGGCGTCGGCGGCTTTCTGGGCCGCCGGGGTGCTGGCGGTCGAGACGTCAATGATCCGGCAGGCGCGCGCCAGCTTGTGAGTGCTCTCCATAATGCCGGCGCTGGTTACGTCCTGCAGTTTTTTGGTCGCCATCAATCGCAGGGCATCCGTGCCCATGTTGGCAACAGCATCCCCGCTTGCACACAGGGCAGCGGCCCAGGCGCGTTCTAACGGCGTCATGCCGCGCCGCGGGGAAATATTTGGTTTGGCATTTTCCATTCAGGGGTCCTTTCTGCCGGGTTGGGGGTGTTCAAGCCCCAACCACCAGCGCCAGCAGCGCGTGGTGGATCGCCCACAGGCAAAGGTACCACGCCGCGCCGCAAAGGCAATAAAATAAAAAACTTTTCCATCGGTTACTCCAGGTAATGTACTTTAAGCGCAGCCCACCCGCCCAGCAGGCAGGCAGCCAGCCCTGCCATTGCAGCCGCCCCTCCACCCTGGGCCAGGGCGGCCACGGCGCACAGCGCGCCCAGCCCGCAGGCCGTTAGCGTGAAATTGGCGAAAGCCTTGCAAATGGGGCTGATGTGGGGTAGAATACAGGTGATGAATTTTTTCGTCTGGCCGTCACGGTGCTGCAACACCGGGGCGGCTGTTTTTGTTTGGGGCATGAGTTTATTCCTCCTTTTCGTCAAGGTCGTAGATTGTGCTGCCGCCGGACTTGCTGCGGATGTACCCGGTTGTGATGTGCCTGTTGTTCGGGTCACCAAGGACAGTTTCATTCTTCACGTCCTTGAATGTGACATCCGGCGGAATCTTGATGCCGGGACCGTTTTTGAGCTCAAAACCTTCGGCGGTCTGGGTTACGGTTGTGCTGCCCATGCGGGTTGTGGTTCTTTCGGTGTTCATGGGGGATACCTCCTTTTAGCGATGCTGCATAAGCCAGCGTTCGATTTTTTCGCAGATGTGACAGATGTTGTCAAGAAAATTGACTTTCTGCTCAGTAATAAGTATCTTGAGAACAAGAATTAAGAGTTCCATTGTTCTGTGGTAAATTCTTTTGCTCCCGCCCTATCTCATGCACAGGGACATTCCTTCTTTCGTGACGGATACGAATTGATCTACTGGCCCTACTGGACCGGTAGTCCAAAAACAACGACTTATACCCTGCAAAAGACTGAGCACTGATAGATAGGTGATGCCCCTGTGCATGAGACAGGGCATGAGGTTGAGAAAACGGTTTACAAGGGTTCAGCAAATCTGGCGGGCCAGAACGGTTGCGGGGATTCGCTTGCCGCGCCCGCTTGTAATCCAGCCCGATAGGGTAGTGATGCAGCGCACCGATGCGTAGGTGTCATCGCCGTACACAATCCGCGCGGCTTCTTTCACGGTAACAAGCTCACCGGAAGCCTGGCTGCGGATGCGTTCAAGCGCATCGCGGTAGCCGTCTTTTTCTCTTGCCATGGATATCCTCCTTTGAAAATGTTCATTGTCTGCAAAATTTCCAGCCCTTCCGGCTCAAAGTCCGGACTATGGGACAGGGGTTGTGGTAGAATGGGTTTATGGGTTGGGGGATATAAGTCTCTTGAAAGCTTCGTTGAACTCGGCTTCGGCCTTTTTGGGCGAATAGTGCCCATTCAATACCTGGGAAACATACTTGGGGTTCTTTCCCATTTCGGCCGCCAACTGCTTTGCGGTAACGCCCGCGTTGTGCATTCGTCCAACAAGTTCGCCCGTCCATTGTGCAGGCATACAAATCTAACCTCTCTTTCTACTAAAACTTGACTTTGGTTAGATTTTGCGATAAGATAAAAGCGCCAACAAATATCAGCGCAAAAATCTTTCCAAAGCCAACAGACTGTGGGGCTTTCTATGCCTTACTAGATTCAATCTGTGTCACTATAATATCTGAATTTAGTTAGAAAGTCAAGCGTTAAATCTGAATTTGGTTAGTTTTGAGCGCTCTGTACAAAAAGGAGCGTCGGAAATTGTGTTTTATGACATGTATGCTGCTCTTTGCAAAAGCAAAGGCATAAGTCTTAGCCGTGCGGCAGACGAAATTGGGCTGAGCAATTCAACTGTGACCAAGTGGAAAAAGACCGGGGCTACACCTTCGGGCGATACCCTTACCAAAGTAGCAGCGTATTTCGGGGTATCTGTGGACGATTTGATCAGTGATGCCCAGACAGAGGTTGGTATGCAGGACCAGCTGATTGCCTTTTATGGCAAGGTAAAAGACCATTTGACGGAAGATGACATTGACGACATTATGGCGTCCATGCGCGTGAAGGCAGAACGGAACAAACGAAAAGGAACCGGAGGTTAAACAGGATGAACACGTCTGTCGGTGCAATGTATAATGACCTGCAGGGGCTTGGCGTGGATGTGGCCGAATTGAAGCTCAAAGCCAACACAGCCATTGCTTTTATGGATAATTTTCTGGTCATTGACCGTTCGCGCTGTAAGACGACTGCTAAAGAGCGGACCGTGCTAGCTCATGAGGCGGGGCACTATCTGAGTGGGGCGTTCTACTTGGCGTACAGTCCATACGAGATCAAAGAACAGGCTGAAAACAGGGCGTTTGCGGCTTCGGTTGAAAAGTACCTGCCGGTGTCTGAGCTGCGCCAGGCTATGGCCCGTGGATTCACTGAGCCATGGCAGCTGTCGGAGTATTTCAGCTTTGACGAAGACTACATAAAAAAAGCCCTGCACTACTGGACGCAGTGCAGGGGAATAGACTTTAATCGATAAGGATGTGTTCTTGATGGGATTTCGCTTTCGTAAGAGTGTAAAAATTGCACCGGGTGTCCGCCTGAATCTGAATCGAAAAAGTGCCAGCATTTCGCTGGGCGGCAAGGGCGCGCACTACACAGTAAGCTCAACTGGGCGCAAAACAGCAACGGTGGGGCTGCCGGGAACGGGCATTTCGTATTCAGTTACAGAATCAACGGGAAAGTCCTCTTCGAGGACAAAAAGCGGCGGAACCCATTCATCAGGAAATGGTGGCGGTAAAAAGAATAAAGGCGGCTGCCTGATGATTTTGCTTGCCTTGATGTTTTGGCCATTTGCTCTGAGCTACTGGATATGGAAAACCGATAAATTCCAGGCAAGTAAAAAGATTCGTGCGGCAATTATTACGGCGTTTTGGATCGTAATGTTTTGTATCGGAACGTTCAGCGGAGGCAGCCAGCAGAAGGCAGAACAACCGCTTCCAACCGCCACAATAGCAGAAGAAACGCTGCAGCCGACAGAAGTGGCTACCGCAACCCCGGCCCCCACAGTAACCCCAACAGAAGCCCCGACCTCTGCACCCACGGAAGCCCCCACACCTGACCCTACAGCGGTGCCAGAAACAGGTAACACTAGCCAGACAAGTAACGGCACCACAGCAACCGGCACATCAGATTATCAGCCAGGTATGGTTTATATTGCAAGCAGCGGCAACGGCAAAAAGTACCACCGTATCCCCGATTGCAGCGGAATGGACGATGCCACCGCTGTAACGGTAGAGCAGGCAGAAGCCGCTGGGTATACACCTTGTAAGAGATGCTACTAAAATAGTAAAGCTCCGCAGGCTACATTTTGACCAGAACAAAATAAAAAAAACGCCCCCGGTGCGCCAACACCGAGAGCGTTTCCATAGATCAGCTTGCCCACAAAAGTGGATACAATCGACCCGACAATCGTATTGTACCACCTCCGGGCAGGCTTTACAAGCTATGCTTGTAATTTCGCCTGCGGCGAAACCGCCTTGTGCGGTCACAGGCCACGCGTGGCCTGTGTTTGGCGCTCCCCACCCGCTTGCGCGGCTGTGGCCCCACGCGCCAAAACCCGCAGCTTTACAAGCTATACCTATAGTGTCGGGGGAGGGATTTGATTTGGGACAGGTAAAAAAGCGGGCAGACGGATATATTGAAAAGAAGCGAAAAATAAACGGAAAAGTTGTACATTTTTACGGCAAAACTGCCCGCGAAGTACAGCGGAAGATTGACGAAGCCCTAGAAAATGCGGCAAAGGCAAAGGAAGAGAGCGAAGTTTTTGACGTTGTTGCAGAACAATGGTGGAAAGATTATCTAAAAAGAATCAAAGCCGGGAATGCCCGTGCTTATCATGGGGCATATGTGAGCATTCTGGAATTCTTCGGCGGGTATGCAATGGCAGAAATCACCCCGGCAATGATTGTGCTGTGGAACCAGAAGCAGGCCGCGCAGGGTAAGGCAGGAAGCACAATCCGGAATGCAAATAGCGTTCTTAACCTCATTTTCAAATACTGGTGCATACAGAGTGATAACACCTATAATCCGGTCGCTTTTGTTGATCTTCCGCGCGGATTAAAAAAAGAAGAACGCAAGCCGCCAACGGAAGAACAGGTGGCAGCTGTAAAAGCTCACCCGGAGGGCTTTGGGCTGTGTGCGTGGCTGTTTATGTACACAGGCTGCCGCCTTGGGGAAATTCTGGCTTTGCAATGGCAAGATATTGATTTTGAAAGAAACGAAATAAGCATAACAAAAGAAGTCTCCTGGGTTAATTCTCAGCCAACGATACAGACCCCCAAAACAAAAAATGCAATCCGAATCGTCCCGCTATTAGCTCCACTCAAGCAAGAGCTTTTGACCAGAAAACAGAAAGCAGATAATTATTTGCTTGGCGGCGAAGCGCCATTAAAAATGTATGAATACAGGCGGCTATGGCTTGATTATTGTAAAGATCTTGGAATGGTCGAAATAGACTATGCAGCAGAGCAGGGGAGAGAACGCAAGTATCACAAGGCATATGGCCCGGAGCGTAAGCGCAAACCTCCTACAACCCATCTGTATAAGCCGGCAGTTACGGCCCATCAGTTCCGGCACGAGATGGCAAGCGCCATGTATGAAGCTGGTATAGGAGAGCTTGAAACGCAAAAGATTTTAGGCCACGCCGACATATCAACAACCCGTAAGATATACACACATATTAAAGAGCGACAGATAAAAGAAGCAGAAAAGGTCTTAAATTCTTATTTTGAAAGTAAGGTCGTAGAAAAGTCGTGAAAACAAAAAATATAGCGATTATTCGTCAAAACAAACAGGTTCGATTCCTGTCGCCAGCTCCAAAATATCCCGGCAGTTTTATAACTGCCGGGATATTTTTGTATCAATCCTATATTTTGTAGCACAAAAAGGTAAAAAGTACCCCCGGCACAGGGTCAGCCCTGAGCCGGGGGCGGTATATTCAGGAAAATGAGATGGACTGAATGGCAAATACGAGAAGCAGATCTTAGCCCATATTGAGCAAGTTACTCTTCATAGTTTTCAGCTCTTTTTCCAACTGGTCTTTTTCTTTGGTGTATGCCTGGTAGTCCTGCATCTGCTCCATCACGGCGGGGTCGCTGGCAGTCAGGTAGCCGCTGGTCATGGAGGTGGTGGTGCTGAACTTTTTCTGCTGGCCGTTAAAGTCGATCACCAGGAACTGATCCGTAGAGGGCAGTACCTTGCCCACGCCGAACATCTTGTGGGTTACTTCGCAGCCGGTCAGGTCGGGCAGGGCAGTGGGGCTTGCCAGCAGCTCCTGCAATTTCTGCTCCTTTTCGGCGATCTGCATGCACAGGTCGGCGCGCTCGGCTTTCTGTTTTACGGCCTTGGTGCGTTCCTTGGCGGTTGCCGTGCGGGAAAAGCCCTTGGGGTAATAGCCGTTTACATAGGCGCTGTGCATGATATCATACACCAGCAGATGCAGCTGGTCATTGATGCCGTGCATGGTGTTTTTCAACCGCTCGGTGTGCAGGCGGGTCAGTTCATCGTATTTGGGCAGCTCGTTCAGCAGGTCATCGCACATGGCGTAATATTGGGTCAGGTTAAAGGCCGCGCCGGTGCCAAAGTCTTCGTCATAGCCGAAATAGGCGGCCCAGGCTTTGGCTTCGGCGGGAACAAAGAAGTAGTTATCCTCCGGCTCCAGCAGGCTCAGGTACAGCGCGGCGCTGCCGGCCGTCTGAGTGAACTTGGCCATGCGCGGCAGGCAACGGCGGAAACGGCCGTTGACCTGGTCGGCAAACATTTCCACGCGGCCTTGGCGTTTTTTCAGGTCACCGTCATCATCATTGAACAGCCAGCGAAAACACTCGCGCACAAGCTCAACTTCCGTGGGGCGCATCATCAGGGCCTGCATGCCGCCAATGGGCTGCAGGGCGGGCGTGTCCATCACGGCACGGGCCTGCTGTGTGGCCTGGGCAAACATAGCGGGAAAATCCACCGCGTCGATATCCCAGTTTGTGCCAAAGCAGTTGATGGCTTCCCAAACGCCATTTTCCGCGGTTTCGCCATTGGTCAGGCTGCGGATATACGGGGCAAGGATCGTGTTCAAAGTTTCAGTGTTCAAGCTCAAAACGTGATACCCTCCAATGAATTACAATGAATTGCCGCCGCCCGCCGCAAAGGCTTTTATTGGGCGACAACCTTTTTATTATACGAAAAAATCAGGGCTTTCGTCAAGGCATCGCGGAGCAAAAAAGGATGGGCAATACCGCATAATTCTAAGTGCCGATACGGCGAGTGAGGTGCGGCAGCTGCTAGGCCAAAAGCGCAGATAATACTGGATGCTGCAAAGGT